ACCCAAGTGGTTGAAGGGTCCGCACTCGAAATGCGGTAGGTCGGGCAACCGGCGCATGGGTTCAAATCCCATCATCTCCGCGATTTTTAAACGCTAGATTTTAAGCCTTGAACGGCTTGGAGTCTAGCGTTTTTGCTTGTTTTTACTTACTTTTTTGTAAGCTGTTTTTACCCCGAAAAACAATCTTTTTACCTGTTTTTCAGATAAATTTTGTCACGATTTTTGTCACGAATTTCGTCACAGACTCCGTCATGATATCTCTGTCATGTGAGAAAGGAACTTTTCTGACTCTCTATGTAAATCTTCTTTCAGGGCTTTACGATATATGTTTTTCATAACATTGTCGGATTTCCACCCTCCGAGCTTTAATATTACTGAGTCGGGCATCCCTAAAGAGTGGGCTTTACTGGCAAAGTATGATCGTAGCCTATGAATACCAAAGTGCGGCAGGCCAAGAGTCTTTTCGGCCATCCGCATGGTGTCATAGACTTTCCCGAGAAATCCTTCATAAATACAGCCCTGTTCTCTGATTCTAGTCGCGAGCTCATCCGGGATAGGGATTTTTCGGTTACTTCTTTCCGTTTTTGTGAAGTTCTGTATTACCCAATTATTATCGCTGTCCTGCACCTTGGCTTTGTTTATGGTCAAGATATTGTCATGTGACAAATCAGATAAGGTAAGAGCGCCTATCTCGGACCTTCGGAGGCCAAGAGCAGCAAGGTACAAAGGTGCCCAGTATTTTTTAAAGTTCGGAGTGCTATCGATGTACGAAAAGAGCTTGCGGATCTCTTTGTCATCAGGGGTGTATATATCCTTTTGTACTTTTCGAGGAAGCTTTGTTCTGATTACCAGCTCCGGACGAAATTCGTGCAGCACGGAAACAATCAAGCCGTGACGGTTATAAACTGTTTTGGGGCTCGCAGAGCGTACCATATCGTTCACTAGAGCAGTCAAAGTGTACTGGGTGATATCTTTTATGGGTAAGGAGGTAAAGTGGCTAGGAAGACCTCTCAGCGTTGCTCTGTAGCCTCTTATAGTTGACGCGGAAAGAACATTTTCTTTCGCCTTGATATATTTTTCTGCGTAGTCTAAAAAAGACCCCTTTAAAATTGCTGCAGAGGTCTCTCTAAGAAGGTCATTTACAACCCGCATCACTTCTCTTTGTGTAGGCTGTTCCTCGAACAGGGCAGTAAGCATCTGCCCGTTCACCATTTTTCTAAGTCGATACTTCCCGGAAGGAAGCTGATCAACGCCTTTAGGAAGTTTATTCATATCTATCCTCCTACTTTCTCCAGTAAGGCTTCCTGTAATACCTGAGAGAAGTTTATGCCTTGCGCCAGAGCTTTTTCATTCAGCCATTCCGGAATGGTTAAGTTCTTTCTTACAGACTTATTGAAGTGCTTTTTAGCGTAGTCTTCTGCATCAACACTAACGAGATTCACGATTCCTCCATGTGGGGCTTCTGCTCCCAATTCTTTAGCGTAGGCAAGCGGATCTATAGCCTCAATAGAAGAGGAGGGAGGTAGTTTTTCTCCGTCTTGCTTGCATCCCATGATTTGCACTGCCAGACAATCAACAGCCATTTTCATCGCGTCGTTTAAATCATCTCCACAGGTGGCGGCATTAAAGTCAGGGAAGCATACGGAGTATCTTCCATCTTCTTCTTTATAGAAAATTGCGGGGTAAATACTTAACATAATTTATTTCCTTTCTATTCCTGCTTGTTTATAGATAGAGCACTCAGTGAACTTCGTTAAATCTTTAGTGTGGAAAGGGATTGTTACTTTGCCTTTTTTAGTTGGGTGTTTGTACTGTCTGTGGGAGCCGTCTTGACTTACTATGTACCATCCATCCTTTAATATTATTCTTTCCATTTCTTTAGGCTTTTTAGGCATTGTTCCTGTCTCCTTTAATTGATAGAACAAGTATAGCATATAATACGCATAGAATCAATACGCATTATATGTTGAGGATAAATTTATAAAAATACCCGTACAAAGCCTGAACGATTCGTTACCCCATCAGCATTCGTACATTTCTCTAGCCTCAAGTAGAGCCTCTCTAAACTCCGCTAGGCTTTCTAAGTCATAATGCGCCCTTGCTTCTATATCTTGTATATCACTTCTAGTAAAGTCGTTGTTCTTCTTATGTACGTAAGCGTGATATAAAGCTTCTACCTTCTTATCCTCCGGTAATTCATCCTTGATATATACGGAGTAGCCACAATCGCATGGCGCTATCATTTCATTTACAGATAGATTAGGTACAAGCCTTACAAATAAGTCGTCTAAATCAATCATTGTCTTCCCCTGATGTCTTCTTGAATTGTCTAAGCATTTCCGCAGCCAGCTTCAGTTGTTCAGGTGTGGAGTCTTTGGCAGCATCGAAAAGGATTCGTAAATCAGAGTTATCGAAAATTTCCTGTGCTACTTTTGCGGTCTCCGGATTGGTGTAGTAGGTTTGCTCTTTATGACTATCATCAGATTGTAATTCAATAAGAGCGGATTTTTCCACATGGAAGTAATCGGCTAATAATTGTAATTTACCCATTCTAGGTATTGCAATACCTTGTGTCCATGTGTTGAATGTTTGAGGGGAAACCCCTATAGCAGTTGCTACCTCTAATTGTGTTTTATTTCTGTCATGTAATAGTCTAGTCAAATTATCAGAAAAAATTTTCTTTTGTAATTCGTCAGACATACTAATTGACTCCCTTCTTTTATTATACGATGTATAATATAATATTATTTGATTCGTTGCAATACTAAAATCAAAAATATTTTGAAAAAAACTATTGACATCAAATTATATTTGATTTAAACTATCGTTGACACAAAGAATTTTAAACCCATTCATCACAAGAAAGGAGGGGAACGTCTATTGGAAAATTTCAGAATCAGCTTAGCCGCGGCAAGAGTGAATGCCGGACTAACACAAGCAGAGGTTGCTAAAATATTGCATATAAGTCCAAATACCTTAGTAGCTTGGGAAAAGGGTAAGTCTGAACCGTCCATTTCACAAGGACGAGTATTAGGAGAATTATACAATATGCCATTAGACAGTCTTATTTTTTTACCGTCAATATCAAATTAAATTTGATAGAACGGAAAGGAGGAAAAAGAAAATGGCACACTACAAAGTTAAGGCGCTCGTAGAAGTCGAGTACGTTGCTGAGTATACCGGCAAGATGACAAGTGCTTTGAAAGAAGCAGAAAGTACAATCATCGAGGCGCTTTCAAAACTTGAATTCTTATCATCTTGTGAATTCAAAAAAGTAAAAATTCAGTCGGAAGACTACTAAAAAGGGGAGGAAAAGGAAAAATAAGGGTGTGACCGAATTGGACACCCCCACGAGGAAAGATAAAAATTAGATGCGGTTTTGTTTTTTATAGGCAATTAAATCAAGGTAGAAAGGTAGATCGGACCACTCCTCATGATTTAGTGAATTAAGAGTGATTAGCTTATCGGTTGGAAGTTCAGCGAGTATGTGTAATGCTTCGTAAATTTTCTGCGCGGATTCATCATCATCAGCGAACACAATAGCCGGCTTAAATTCCTCGGCAGCATTGTCCTCAATTTTAAATTCTACCGGTATGTGGATAGCGGCATCTTCCCATCCCGCCAGATACGAGGGGGAAGTTTCTAAGACTTTAGCGATATCATAGAGTCTCTCCGGAGTAAGACTTTGCTCTCCGTTTTCGATTTTAGCAATAGAGCCCTTGGTTTTATACCCCAGCTTTGTGGCAAGTTGCTCCTGGGTATATCCGAGTTCGATCCGTCTGCTTTTAATTCTATCGCCTATAGTCATATAATCACCTCTTTTCTTATGGAAAGTATATCAAAGGTGATTATTAAAAGCAATGAGTATAATAATAGTAAATTATAGTTGACTATTGATATAACATTAGTGTATTGTTGGTATGTCGACAAAACAAAGGAGGTAGTTATCAATGATTGATACAAAGAGATTAAGAGAACTAATGAAAGAGTCTGAGTGGAAACTTGCTTATTTTTGCGAGGCTCTGGGGCTTTCCAAAATGGGATTGAACAATAAAGTAGTTGGAACCAAACCCTTTACACTCCCGGAAGTGGAAAGCTTATGCGAGCTTTTACACTTGGATACGAAAGCACGAGACGAAATATTTTTCGCAAAAGAGAGTACTTATGAGAAACGAGTGTATAAAAAAGAAACTTTATAAGGAGGAAAAGAATTGAACGAACTAATCAAAATCACAACGAACGAAGTAGGAGAGCCTACGGTACTGGGAAGAGAACTGCATGAGTTCTTAGGTGTTGAGACACCATACAGAATATGGTTTCCGAGAATGCTTGAATACGGCTTCACGGAAGGGAAAGATTTCAACCCGTACAAAAATGTTCGGGTTGGGGAAGAAGGAAACAGGGAAGTAGCCAGAGAACTCACAGACCATCTCCTTACCATCGACATGGCGAAAGAAATCTGCATGATACAGCGGACAGAGGTAGGGAAGCAAGCTCGGCAGTACTTCATTCAAGTAGAGAAGGATTACAACAGCCCGGAGAAGATTATGGCAAGAGCCTTACGGATTGCGGAGAAGGAACTAAGCACCTTGAGACTTGAAACCAAAGTACAGGCTCAACAGATCGCAGAGTTACAGCCCAAAGCTACCTACTACGACTTAATTCTACAATGCCCTAGCCTTTTATCAGTAACAGAGATTGCCAAGGACTACGGAATGTCCGCAAAAGGACTAAACAAGATTCTGCACGAACAAGGTATTCAGTTTAATCAGTCCGGAGTGTGGTTCCTTTACTCCAAGTATCAAGATAAAGGCTACACAAGCACTAAGACACAGAACTATAACCGCCCGGATGGAACACAAGGTAGTCGAGTTCATACCTACTGGACACAGAAAGGAAGAATCTTCTTATACGGAGTACTGAAAGATTTAGGTTATTTACCATTAGTAGAGAGATTCCAAGAGGAAACTGCATGAAAAAGAAAATGGAGTTACCAATCTCGACCATTGATAACCCCGGAACAAAACTAATCATTTAGTTCGTGCAAATTATAGCACGGACAGAGATAGGAGGCAAACTTTATGATTTTTAACTTCATAGATTGGCTAACAGACAGTCTATACGACTTCAAATGGCTTGTGAAGATACTGGCGAAATGGGAAGTTAATTCTCTAAAGACCTCAGTACAGGAGATTGTTAGGAGGATAAAGAAAAAATGAGAGTTTACATAAACATTAGCCAGTCTGCATTTACACACTTCTCAAACGAAGCTGCGGAGCAAGGTGTATCGGTTAGGACGTTAATCTCCGGGGAAGTGGAAGCGCTTTACTGCATTGCTCTTGAAGAGAAGTGGAGAGAAGAAGACTTCGAGGAAGAACTAAAAAGTGAAAGAAGACGGGAAGAGGAGGACTATGAGTGATGTGTCCTACAACAATTAAGCTGGCGAAGGTTCTACGGATGCCACCGGAAGAGCTTGTAGAGAAATATAAAACAAACAAGCTCAATCTCGGACAGATTGTTACCATAGCAAACTTTATGAGACTTACACCGGAGCAAACAATCAGAAAATTCTTTCCGGGATTCTTGTACGGGTACAGAAGAAGCGTGATTAGAAAAGAGAGGAGGTAACCTATGCCAAAAAGCAGAATTGGGAGGAAGAGGGGAGAAGAAATAACTCTGTTCTTAGAAATAGGTAAGGCCAAAAAGGGTGTTCGGCAGAGTGCAGTGGCTAAGTATCTAGGTATGTCCGAGAAAACACTTAGCTTTAGGAAGACAGACGGAGAGTGGAGCCTTTTGGATTTTGCACTGCTGTGCAGGTACTTTAATGCTACCGATGAGGAGATCCTAAGCATGGTGAAAAGCTATTTTTCACTCTTTACAGGGACCATCGTTAGAAGAAAGCCTAGCAAGGTAGGTGCGTAATGAAAATTGTAGCAAAATGCCTTAGTTATCTAAATTTATTCTTTTTAATGACCGTAGTAGCAGCTCTTGACAGTGAGGGCATACCGGTATCCGTTCTAGTGGAGTGTTTACTATTAAGCATCGTTTTAGGAGTTTTACTGGCGTATTTAATTAGTTTACTTGAGGCACAGGAGAAAAAGAAAAGGAGAAAGAGAAATGCAAATTGTATTAACAAAATCAGACGTAGACGCGTTGGCTAAGAGAATTGTGGAGTATCTTTGGGAAGCGATACCTACAGAAGCAATTCCGGATCCGCCGAAAAAGGAAAAAGCAGTTACGGCGGAGAAAGAAGCTGAGCCGGTAAAGACTGTAGAGCCGGTAAAAGAAGAAGCTGCAGCTAAACCTCAAATTACTACCGCAGAACTCAGAAAAGCCGTCATGGAGTTTACAAGAAACAATCAGGACAACTTGACAAAGGCAAAAGAAATCCTATCCGGGATGGGGATTGAACAGCTGTCTCAATTAGAGGGCGACTTAATCGGTCAGTTCGTGGAGAAGTTCGTAGCCATCGGAGGGAAAATTTAATGCCAAACCATGAAGAACGAGCACACGCCTTACTCTCCGCAAGCTCGGCGCACCGATGGATGCACTGCACACCATCCGCAAGACTGGAGGACGAAGTGGCCGTAGAGGAGAGCACGGCGGCTAAAGAGGGGACCGTTGCTCACGAGCTTTGTGAATGCAAGCTTAGGGCATTGTTAGGAGAAGATACTAAAGAGGCAGAAAAAGAAGTACGATCTTCAGAACTGTATTCTCCGGAGATGGAGAGATATACGCAGGACTATGCGGAATTCTGCTATGGTGCGGCGATTGATTGCGAGGGGGGCATCCGAATAGAGGAAGCCTTAGACTTATCTGCTTATGTACCTGAGGGCTTCGGTACAGCTGACTGCATCATAGTAGGAGAAGAGCTACTCCATGTTATCGACTTTAAGTATGGCAGAGGCGTGAAGGTATCCCCCGTAGAGAATCCCCAGCTTATGCTTTACGCCTTAGGAGCATACGATTTGTATTCATTCATGCAGGATTTTAAGACCGTGAAGCTCACGATTGTGCAGCCTAGGATAGACGAGGAGCCTTCTTCTTGGGAGTTATCCATTAAGGACCTTTTAGCCTTCGGAGAAGAAGTTAAAAAGAAGGCAGAAGCAGCATTTAAGGGAGAAGGAGAGTTTTGTCCGGAGGAGGATACTTGCAGATTTTGCAAAGTAAAAGCAACTTGCCGGGCAAGGGCAGAAAAGAATCTTGCACTCATGTTCTTAGAGGAGCAGGATCCACGGCTTCTTAGCAACGATGAATTGGGAGACATCCTAACAAAGTGCTCAGGTTTCCCCACCTGGCTATCGGATGTTGAGGAGTGCGCTAAGGATAAGCTGCTTCTCGGTGAAGAAATAAAAGGTTGGAAGATAGTAGAAGGGCGGTCTACAAGAGTGTGGACCGATGAAACAGAAGCCTTTAAGTACATCGTAGATAGCGAAGAAGCTAAGGAAGAAGAACTATTTGAAACCGTTCCGCTTACTCTTTCCAAGGTAGAGAAGCTTATAGGAAAGAAGCGCTTTAAGCCCATAGCGGAGAAGTATGTAACCAAATCTAAAGGTAAGCCAACTCTTACTTTAGAGTCGGATGAAAGACCGGCATATAACAGTGTTGAAACTATGTTTAATGATGAAGGAGAAAATTAATTATGAGTACAGTAATCACCACAGGAGAAGTAAGACTTTCTTATGTAAATGTTTTTGAGCCATCTGCGGATCCATCAGGGAACCTTAAGTACAGTGCAATGCTTTTGATTCCGAAGTCCGATACCAAGACTATTGCCGCTATCGAAACAGCCATCAAAGAAGCTACGGTACTGGGAAAGGATAAAAAGTTCCAAGGAAAGATTCCCGCTAAGCTTACAAGCCCTCTGCAGGATGGAGACGGTGTAAGACCTACAGACGGAGAGCCCTACGGAGAGGAGTGTCATGGACATTATCTCATCAATGCCAAGGCTAATCCATCTTATCCGCCAAAGGTGGTAGATAGAAACAGACAAGAGATTCTTGATCAGTCAGAAGTCTACTCCGGCTGCTTCGCAAGAGCGAACATTAGCTTCTATGCGTATAACACAAACGGAAACAAGGGTATTGCCTGCGGACTGAATGCCATTCAGAAGACAAGGGACGGAGAGCCATTAGGCGGCACCAGAGTATCTGTGGATGATGCTTTTGGAGATGAATTTTTTGAAGATTTAGCAGGTGACAGTATTTTCGGTTAGGAGGGGCAATGAGGCATTTAAGCATTGATATAGAGACTTTTTCGGATATCGATATCCAAAAGGCCGGAGCGTATCGCTATGCACAATCAGAGCAATTTAGAATCATGCTTTTTGCCTATTCCTTTGACGGAGAAGAAGTGCAAGTCATCGATCTCGAGAATGGGGAAGAAATTCCCCATTTTATTTTAACCGCTTTACAGGATAAGGAAGTTATAAAGCATGCCTACAATGCGGCTTTTGAGTGGTACTGCTTAAACCGTGCCGGCATAAAGACTCCGCTTGATCAGTGGCAATGCACTATGGTTCACGCAATGTATTTAAGCCTTCCGGCAGGACTTGCCAACACCGGGGAAGCCCTAGGAATACCGGAGGATAAAAAGAAGTCTGCCGTAGGTAAACAGCTAATTCGGTATTTCTGCGTAAAGCCTTATAAGCCGGATGCTGTAAAGTGGAAAGCGTTTAAAGAGTATAACCGGCAGGATGTCGTTTCGGAAATGGAGATAGAGAGCCGGCTTTCAGGATTCCCTGTTCCGGAGATTGAATGGAAGCGCTGGAGACAGGATATCGTTATGAACGCATACGGTGTAAAAGTAGATACCGAGCTTGTGAACGGCGCAATAAAGATTCAAGAGAGGTGCGAAGAGGAGCTTTTGACCGAGGCGATAAGACTTACACAGCTTGAGAACCCTAACAGTCCTACGCAATTACTTAATTGGGTAAATGCGCAAGGTTATCCTTTAGAGAATACCCAGAAAGCAACGATAGAAAGCGCCCTGAAAGAAGATTTACCCCTAAAAGTGCGAAGGGTATTGGAGATCAGGCAGCAGCTAGGAAAGACCTCGGTTAAAAAGTACGAAGCTATGACGAACACCATAGGAGAAGGGGACAGGGTAAGAGGTATCTCTCAATTCTACGGGGCCAGTAAGACAGGACGCTTTAGCGGCAGGCTTGTACAGATGCAGAATCTTCCGAGGAACTACTTAGAGCCGTTGGCAGAAACTAGAGATTGCGTAAAAAGGCAGGACTATGAAACGCTCAAGCTTCTTTTCGACAGTATTCCTGATACTTTATCTCAGCTTATAAGGACCGCCTTTATACCGAGTACGGGCAATCAGTTTGTTGTAGCGGACTTCTCCGCTATCGAGGCACGTGTTATCGCATGGCTTGCAAAGGAAACATGGGTGCAGGAGGTTTTTGCGACTCATGGAAAGATTTATGAAGCAACGGCTTCTCAGATGTTTCATGTTCCTATTGAGAAGATCAGTAAAGGAAATCCTGAATACGCTCTCCGTCAAAAAGGGAAGGTTGCGACTTTAGCACTAGGCTATCAAGGAGGGACGAACGCTCTAATCTCTATGGGGGCCTTAAAGATGGGGCTTTCAGAAGAGGAGCTTCCGGAAATTGTGGCCAGATGGAGAGCCGCTAATCAAAGGATAGTGGCTTTATGGTCCTCTGTGGGTAGCTATGCACTAAGGACCGTGCGAGACGGAAGAGCAAGGCAAGTGAATGACTTAATCTTCCGTATGGAGCAGGATCTAAAACACGGCTTACGGTTCTTAACTATAGAGCTACCAAGCAAACGGAAGCTTTTCTACTGTAAGCCTTACATCGGCTTAAACCAGTTTGGAAGTGAGTCCTTATCTTTTTACACGCAGAACCAAACTACGAAGAAGTGGGAAGAGTCCAGCACCTTCGGAGGAAAATTGGTAGAGAACATTGTTCAAGGCATAGCAAGGGACTGCCTTTGCGAAACGCTGGACAGGATAACAAGCAAAGGCTACAGAATCGTTTTCCATGTTCACGATGAAGTGATTGTGGATGCCGGAATGGATTTAACAGTAGAAGAGTTATGCAGCATTATGGCAGAGCCTATACCGTGGGCCAAAGGCTTAATTTTGAAAGGGGCGGGATTCAGTGGACAGTTCTATCAGAAAGATTAAGGTCTCCGTTGCGAATAACAGAAAGTCTAAGCAATGGAAAGAAAAAGAATACAGCTGGAATGATTTTACCGCCTTATTTGTTACTCCTAAGGAAGGGACGGAAAGCTTTTCCGAATACATGGCCCTATCTAAGGATAAGCAAGATGAATTAAAGGATGTAGGCGGTTTCGTAGGAGGAACACTGAAAGGAAATACCCGAAAGGCTACAGATGTCTTAAGCCGGGAACTGATTACCCTCGACCTTGATAATATCCCGGGAACTGATTTAGACAGTATTTTGGAGGCGGTAGAGAAGCTTGGATATGCTGCATTACTCTACAGCACGAGAAAGCACACAAAGGATAAGCCGAGGCTTAGAATCCTTTTTCCTTTAGCAGAGCCCTCAAGCGTTGAGGAGTACGAGCCTTTGGCCAGAATGCTGGCAAGCCAAATAGGAATAGACTATGCGGACCCGACTACTTTTGAAGCGAACCGCTTGATGTACTTCCCTTCCATCTGTAAAGGTGCGGACTACCTATTCAAAGTCTTTACAGGGGAGCCGGTTAAGAAGGAAGAAGTCTTAGGCCTGTACCATGACTGGCAAAACGTATCAGAGTGGCCGACTTGTAAGACTGAAAACCTTCTTATCCGGAAGCACATTGCAAAGCAAGGGAACCCTTTGGAGAAGAACGGTCTTATAGGTGCTTTCTGTAAGACTTACGATATTCCATCGGCCATATCGAAATTCCTTAAAGGAATCTATGTTCCTACCGATAAGGCAGACCGCTGGACTTATGCAGACGGCTCTACCACCGGAGGAGCAGTGCTCTATGACAATGATACTTTTCTTTACTCCCACCACGCTACGGATCCATGCAGCGGAATCCTTGTAAATGCCTTTGACTTAGTGCGCATTCACAAGTTCGGGGATTTAGACGAAAGTGTCCGGAGCACCATGCTGGAGAGCAATAGGCCGTCTTTTAAGGAGATGGAGAAGCTTGTTATGTCGGATTCTGAGGCTATGAAGTGCTTACACGAGGAGCGAATCCTAGAAGCGCAAAAAGCTTTTGAGGAAGACGACAGCGAGCACTCTAAGGGAGAGATTGAAAAGGTATCTAAAGGCGAAGTAAATACAGACTGGATGAACAAGCTTTTAGTTAATGAAGAAGGCCGTGTTCTTCCAACTATCGATAATTTTAAGAAGGTTATGGAGAACGATCATAACCTAAAAGGGAAGATTTATTCTGACTCTTTTACAGATAAGAAGTTTTGCGGAGGAGCAGTGCCTTGGGATAAAAGCGGCAATCATGAGTGGACAGACGAAGACGACAATGGTCTGTTTTGGTACTTGGAGCTTTTCTACAAGATACACCACGAGAAGAAGGCAAATGCAGCCCTCTCTCTAGTCTTCAAGGATCACCGTATCAATGTGGTAGCGGATTACCTGAACGCTCTTCGCTGGGACGGGAAATGCCGGGCTGAAAGACTGTTTATCGACTACCTTGGCGCAGAAGACTGCAATTACACGAAGGAAATTACGCTAAAGACCTTGGAGGCTTGTGTTATAAGAGCCTTCAAGTTTGGCGCCAAGTATGACAATATGCTTATCCTAGTAGGAGCGCAGGGAATAGGAAAGAGTACGATTCTTAAGAAGCTGGGGAAGGAGTGGTTTACCGATTCCTTAGTGAAGTTTAGCGGTAAGGAAGCGGAGGACACGATTGCAGGAAAGTGGATTGTAGAGGTTTCAGAGCTTACGGCCTTGAATCGGCAGGAGTCTACGGAAATCAAGCAGTTCTTATCAACAAGAAGTTCCAACTACAGGGAGTCTTACGCAAGGCGCAGTAAAGAGCATCCTAGAAAATGCGTTTTCTTCGGTACCAGTAATGAAGATGAGTTTTTAAAGGATACTACAGGAAACAGAAGATTTTATCCTCTTCCGGTAGATGCGGACAGGATAAAGAAAGATATCTGGAATGACCTTACAGAGCAGGAGGTTGATCAGATTTGGGCGGAAATATGCTTTATGGTGAGCTTATGCGACGGACACTATGATGAACTCCGCTATCAAGTTCTTTCCAAAGAAAGTACAGAAATACTGGCAAAGATGCATGAGGAGTACTCCGAAAAGGATCCTTATGAGTCTCTGGTAGAGCGGTTTTCTGAGATTATGGTTCCTAGCAACTGGCTGGAAATGGACCTTATGGGCAGACGAATGTACTTGGACAAGCTGGAAAGAGGAGAGCAGGATAAGGAGGATTCGCCTCTTATGCCTATGCCTTATCTGTCTGCGCAGAATATCCATTGCGAGATGCTTAGGCTTGAAATAAGCAGTCTAAAGAAGCAGGAGTCGAACAGATATAGTCGCATAATTAAGAAACTTAAGGGGTGGAGAACCGGAAATAAAAGGGATAGAAACTATGGATTTATCCGCTGCTATTACAGAAGTAATTAAGCAAAAAGTATCAGTTTTGCTGATAACCAACTTCGCTTTTTGATAACCATCTATTTTTTAACAATTAAGTTAAAAATATTAAACAATATATAAGTTGGTTATCATGGTTATCAGTTTTTAGCTAGTTGGTTATCAGTAGGAAGCCTAAAAAATGGCTTAAATACTAGGTTTATAGGCTACTGATAACTATGATAACCAATATTTTACTAAAAAAGAAAATATTTTATTTAAAGAAGAACATAGCTATTTATAGCCTTAAATACTTAAATATGCCTCATATATACGCGTATTTAATAGATAAAATATGTACATTCTACTTTTCCTATATATGTTAGGAAATCCAAAAAGTTGGTTATCATAGTTGTCATTTAAATTTTTTGAAAGGTTTGTGAAATGGTAGAACAGGAAAGGAAAGTGGAAAAAGCATTGGTGCGGATGCTTTGGAACCTTGGATGCGAATCGTATAAATTCGTTTCTCCAAATTGCAGGGGTGTTCCGGACAGGCTATTCATTACGGAAGAGGGCAGAGTGTTTTTTGCTGAGCTGAAAACAGTAAAGGGTAGGCTGTCTTCTCTACAGGAGATTCAAATAAAAAAACTTAAAGCGTTAAAGCAGGAAGTTTATGTAATTTACGGCATGGAGGGCGTTCGGAAGTTTGTAGAGGATTTTCAAAATAGCTGCCTATCCGGAACGGAGTACAGATGAGAGGAGGTGAAAGCTTATGGAGTTCAAACCACACGACTATCAGACCATGTGTATAGACCGCATTGTAAAAGACAAGTCTGTAGGCCTTTTCTTAGACATGGGACTTGGCAAGACCATCATTACCCTGTCGGCTATTATGGAACTAAAGGACAGACTGGATATTTTCAGGGTTCTGGTCATTGCTCCGAAGAAGGTAGCAGAGAGCACCTGGACCACGGAATCTAAAAAATGGGAACATACTAAGGACTTAAAGATATCTAAGGTCTTAGGATCTGCAAAAGAGCGTATAGCTGCTATTAATCAAGCTGCTGATATTTACATTACGAATCGTGACAATGTGGCTTGGCTTTGCCAAACTCTCGGGAGGAAGTGGTTCTTCGATATGGTTGTGGTAGATGAGAGCTCCAGCTTTAAGAATCCACAGGCTATGCGTTTTAAAGCCTTAAAAAGAACACTGCCTTTTGTGAATCGCTTAATAGCACTTACCGGAACACCGAATCCTAAAAGTATGGAAGATCTTTGGAGTCAAATCTATCTGCTGGATAGGGGAGAGCGACTTGGGGAATATATAACCCACTATAGAACCCGGTATTTTACAAAGGACTATTCCGGGTTTGGGTACACTTTAAAGCCGGGAGCGAAAGAAGCTATCACAAAGAAAATCTCTGACATCTGTATAAGCCTTAAGGCTAAAGACTATCTGGAGCTTCCCTCTATCGTCTATAACGAGATTCCCGTTGAACTGGATAAGAAAGCCTTAAAGGCCTACCAAGACCTAGAAAAGAACATGGTTTTATCCTTGGAGGATTCCGAGATAACTGCAGTATCCGCAGGAGTGCTTACAAACAAATTATCGCAGTGTGCGAACGGTGCTATCTACGATGAGGATAAAGTAGTGAATCATATCCATGACTGCAAGCTGGAGCGCTTTACAGAGCTTGTGGAAGAGCTGAACGGAGAATCGGCCTTAGTCTTTTATAATTTCAAGCATGACAAGGATAGGATCCTGAAGGCTTTGGAGAAATCCGGTTTAGAGGTTAGAGAGTTTAAAAGCCCTAAGGATGAGGAAGACTGGAACAAGGGGAAGATTGATATCTTACTTGCCCATCCTGCAAGTACGGCCTACGGAATCAATCTCCAATACGGCGGAAGGCATATTATTTGGTTCTCACTACCTTGGAGCTATGAGCTGTATGCGCAGGCAAATGCCCGACTCTTCCGGCAAGGACAAGAAAAGCCGGTGATCGTGCATGAGCTGCTTTGTACGGATACAGTAGACCATGATATTAAAAAGTCCCTCTCTGAAAAGGGGCAGAATCAAGAGGATGTACTTAGAGCCTTAAAAGCAAGGCTTAGAAAGGCGGGCAATGGAGAAGAAGACACTTGAACAATATTTAGACGCGTGCGAGCTGATAAAGGAGACAGAGGAAAGAATAGCTGGGTTAAAAGAGGCGAGGACAACCCTTATCGACAAAACGGAAGGATCCAGCCCCGAGTATCCTTGGATAAAACGGAGCTTTAAACTTGAGGGATTCCCGGAGGAGGAAATGGACCTCATCAGTAGAGAAGAGTACCTCCTCTATATCCAAAAAGCCGATGCCTGTAATTTGAAACTAAAGGTAGAGAAATGGCTCTCCACTACGCCCATGCGGATTCGGAGAATCGTACACCTTAAATACTTCGACAATTACACTTGGGAGGAAGTCGGAATGCGGCTATCCGGATGTAGCGGGGAAAGTGTGCGTAAGGAACTGGAGAGGTACCTTAAAGAGAATTTTTGAAACTTTGTCCGTTTTGTCCCGTTTTGTCCGCTTTTAGTGTGATAAAATGTAAAATGACGAAATTGGTTCTATTCCTCCATATCGGAGGAGGACTCGTGCCCGGGGAATAATCCTCGGGCTTTTTGTATGCCAAAGAGAGGAGGTGGAGTGTGGCAAGACCAAGAAAAGAAATAAATCGGACAGAGTTTGAAAAGCTGTGTGGACTGCAATGCAGCAAAGAAGAAATTTGCGGATGGTTCTCCATAACTGATAAGACTTTGGACGCGTGGGCAAAAAGAACATACAACGAAAGTTATTCCGAAGTATACGACAAAAAGAGGAGTACGGGGAAGATATCACTCCGCCGGGCGCAGTTCAGGCTGGCAGAGAAAAACGCAACAATGGCGATTTGGCTAGGCAAGCAATATCTTGGCCAGCGTGATAAGTACGAGGTGGAGACAACAGACAACGACGCTGTATTACAGTTCATAGAGGGGATGAAGAACCGTGATAAGTTTAAGTCCGAAGCAAACTGAATATCTTAACCAAGCGACAAGGCGTTGGAACATTAAATCCGGTGCAGTACGTTCCGGAAAGTCCTTTGTAGATATAACTGCAGTAATACCGAGACGGATTATCGACCTGATTGGAAAGCCGGGGCTTGCGGTTATTCTTGGCGTATCGAGAGACACAATTGAGCGAAATGTCCTAGAGCCCATGAGAGAGGTATACACAGCAAAGCGTGTCGGAACGATTAACTCGCGTAACATTGCAAGGATATTTGGAGAGGATGTGTATTGTCTAGGAGCGGAAAAGGTATCTCAGGTAGCAAAGATACAGGGTGCCTCGATAAAGTATGCTTACGGCGACGAGATAGCTAAGTGGAACAAAGAAGTGTTCCGGATACTACAATCCCGTTTGGATAAGCCCTACTCCTGCTTTGATGGCGCCTGTAACCCTGAGCATCCTACACACTGGCTGAAGGAATTTATAGATTCTGACGTAGATATGTACCTTCAGGAGTATACGATATTCGATAATCCACACTTGTCTAAGGAATTTGTGGACAATCTCTGTAAGGAGTACAGCGGAACAATCTACTATGACCGCCTAATCCTTGGACGCTGGAAGAGAGCTGAAGGGGCAATATACAGGAAGTTTGCAGATGAGCCGACAATGTTTAAATGCGAGATAGTGGACGCCATAGATCCTAGTGCAAACTGCAAGCAGTTCCGCCGGGAGGATATTACCAGTATTGAAATAGGGCTTGACTTCGGAGGAAATAAATCAGGCCACGCCTTTGTGGCTAGAGGATATGTAGACGGATACCACGATTTGATTATTCTTGCCTCCAGAAGGATTAAGGCGACAGATGCAGGGGAAGCAATAGACAGTAATAAGCTAGATGCTCTGTTTATTGATTTTGTCCGCTATGTAGAAGATACCTACGGGACGACATCTTATGACGGATACCATAACTTGGAGAGTGTGTACTGGGATAATGCGGAAAGCGTTCTCGGCATGTCTATTCGTAACGCGGTTGAAAAGGAATTCCCGTTTATCATAGTTCGTCCGGCAAAGAAGGATAAGATTAATGATCGTATCAACTGCATGCTTCGCCTTATGGGTGCTAGGCGGTTTTGGATTACTGACGATGCAGAGACCGTAAAAACTGCGCTCTCTGAAGCTGTATGGGATAAAACAGAGGAAAATGATATACGTTTGGACGACGGCTCCACGGATATAGATAGCTTGGACGCTATGGAGTATACGTATGAACGCGATATCAAGGAACTGATAGGGGTTTAATATGTTTGAAAATCTAACAAACTGGCTGAAAGGAGTAATGGGTAAGATGTTCGGTTACAATATCATGAAAGGCATAGCCGGGCGAGATATCACAATGTCCCAGCCTATGATTGACGCAATCAATCTGTGGAAGGATATGATATGCGGTGCAGCAGATTGGATTAGCGAAGATAAAGGAATTACATCTCTTAAGCTGGAAGAGTGTATCTGTAGAGAATTTGCGGATATTGCTCTTGGAGAGATGGAAGTAAGTATTGATAATCCTGTTCTCGACTCCATGCTAAAGAACGCCATCCGTGATCTTAATGAAAATATGCAAGACGGCCTTGCGCTAGGTTCTTTTATCCTTAAGCCACTAGGAGACGGGCGGTCGGAATTCGTATCAGCAGATAAATTTGTGCCTATTGCCTTTGATGATGAGGGCAAGCCTTCAGACATTATGTTCTTTACCCGTAAGAAGGTAGGAGAGAACAGCTGGTTCACGAGAGTAGAACGACACTATTTTGATGATAACCACAATCTTGTTATTGAGAATCGGTGCTATCGTTCCAGTTCGGAAAGCATGATAGGATCGCCCGGGAATCTTGCGGACATAGACGAGTGGGCAAACATTGAGCCGGGACCCATTGTCTTTCCCGGAATGACAAAGAACGATTACGGATACTTTCGAGTACCGCTTAAGAACAGGGTAGACGGCTCTCCGTGTGGCGTTTCCATCTATTCGGCTGCAGTATCGGCAATTAGAAAGGCGGATATCCAGTACGGCCGTCTTGATTGGGAGTACAGCTCCGGAGAAAGAGCCGTTCATGTAGATGAGCGGGCACTTCGCCACAAGGATGGAAGAGTAAAGCTTCCGGAAGGAAAGCATAGGCTATACCGAGGGCTTAATCTTGAGCAAAACCAAGGAGAGCTCTACAAAGAATATTCACCAGCTATGAGAGACGAAGCCTATATTAGGGGACTTGAAAAGACTTACCGAAATATTGAGTTTATTGTAGGCCTTGCTTATGGGGATTTGTCAGACGCCTCAGAGGTGGATAAGACAGCAACGGAAATTAGAGCCTCTAAGCAGCGGAAGTATAACCGAGTGAATGCAATCCAAGAGAACCTCCGAGATTGCCTTTCCGACTTTGTGGACGCCCTTGCTTTCTACAGCGAGCTATATACGACAAAGTATGAATTCTCCTGCGCATTCAATGACAGCATCCTTACCGACGAAGAGAGCGAACGCGAACAGGATCGCAAGGATGTTGCTATGGGCGTTATGGGACTTGCTGAGTATAGGGCGAAGTGGTACCAAGAGGACGAGGAGACTGCTGCCGCCAATCTGCCTGAGCAGCCGTCTACTGTAATGCCGTGAGAGAAAGCTATAGCTCCTCTCTTGCGGTAGGATTAGAGGCTAAATACCGAAAGCTTGAGCAGGATGTCATGGCGGATGTAGTCCGCAGGATAAAAAAAGCCGGTAAGATAACCAGCATGGCAGACTGGCAATTAAACCGTATGCTTATGCTCGGGAAAAGCACTAGCGACATAGAGAAGATAATTGCCTCGGCTGTTGGGTACAACGCCAAGGAGGTAGAGAGGCTGTATGAGGAGGTGATAGCCAATGAGTACACAATCTATAAGCCACAGTATGAAAGAATCACGGGAAACTTTATACCCTACGCGGAAAACTATCAGCTTCAACAGATAGTAAAAGCAATAACAGCGCAGGCAAATGAAGAACTTTCCGGAATAACTAGATCCTTAGGATTCATGATTGGAAAAGGAAAACCTGTATATACTCCTCTTTCTGAGATATACAACGGCTACCTTGACCAGGCAATGATTGGACTTACATCAGGAGCCTACGACTACAATACTTTGATTCGTAGGGTGTGCAAGGAGCTTACAGATAGCGGGCTTAGAACTGTAGACTACGCATCCGGCTGGCATAATAGAGTGGATGTTGCAGCGCGCAGAGCTGTATTAACCGGGGCCTCTCAGCTATCCGGTAAAATTATGGATATGAATGCCGAAAGCCTTGGTGTTGAAAAATTCGAGGTATCCTGGCATGCCGGAGCAAGACCTGACCACGCTGCATGGCAAGGGAAGGTTTACACAAAGAAGCAGCTTGAGAGTATCTGCGGCCTTGGAAGCGGAGGAGGCTTACTCGGTTGGAACTGCCGGCACGAGTATTATCCATTCTTTGAGGGCTCCGAGCGAACATATATGGATAAGTGGCTTGAGGAGCAAAACGCACGAGAGGCGCGAAAGAAGGCCTTCCGTGGTAAAGAGTACAACGCCTATGAAGCGACGCAGAAACAGCGCCGCATGGAAACAAATATGCGTGCCCAGAGAGAAGAGGTTCAACTCTTAGAAGAGGGAGGGGCTGATTCCGAGGATATTACAATCGAGCGGTGCAAATATCAGGCGCAGCTTGATGAGTACAAGGCATTTTGCGATTACTTTGGATTTCTTGAACAGCGGGAAAGAATATACTATGATCTAAATGGGCGAATATCTCCTAGCCAAGCCACCTACAAAGAGTGGAAAATAGCGGAGGTTAATAAAAATATAGTCGTTATAGATAATCGCAAAATTTCCGAGTTTTGTTTAAAGCCCGGAGCAAAACACGCTGATGAGTTCTTTTCAGTTGGCTATACGAACAGTATAAGCGACCAGAAGCGGCTAAGGAGAAATCTTCTAGGACAATACGACCCAAGCAAAATAGAGACTACGGAAGTCTTGCCAGAAGGAGGACAGCAGTATACAATTTCTATGATGCTTGGCGTAGGTAGAAAAAAAAGAACGTTTAGAACTGTTTGGAGAATAGACAAGAGCGGCGCTATGCCGAGATTTATAACCGCTTATAGGATAGGAGGTTAATGAAATGTTTAAATTATTTGATAAGGTTAGAGTAAGGAACAAGAATATTACTGGAGTGATTGTTGATGTAACCCGACAAGGGGAAAGACAATGCTTTGTGGTAGAGGCGGATAATATAGGCAAGATTGAAGGATGGATAGGGGGAGAAAACGACTACGCTATTCTTGATTGTATGCCCGAAGAACTCGAACTCAAGTAAACCCAATATAGGAGATAAAAATGGTTACGGTAAATATGGATGATAGAGCTTATTTGCTCGAGAAAATTCCGATGGTTCCGTTAGATTCAGGATCAGTCAGGGCGGTTCTTTTGTCAATAGACGATTGGCTCATGACAAATGGTTTTGCCCCACCTGATTACTACGACTATTCAGATGAAGGACGCAAAATGCAGAAAGTGCGTGATAGGATTTATGAAGATAACGTACTGAATAAGTAAATAACATGTTAAATCGGCACCTTCCCATTTGGGAGGGTGTCTTTTTATTGGTCTGGAATCCGAGACCTTAAAGGCGGACTATTCACAGGGCGCTGGTTAAAGCCCTAAAACAACCTATGTGTGAAAGGAGACACTATGAAAACCGAATTTTTGAAAGAGCTTGGGCTCGAACAGGAACAGATTGACAAGATTATGGCTGAGAACGGCAAGGACATTGCTGCGGAGAAAGCCAAAACGACAAAGGCGGAAGGAGAGAGGGATAATTACAAGTCACAGCTCGATACCACAAAAGAGAGCCTTGGGAAGTTTGACGGTGTGGATGTTGAAGCGCTTAAGAAGCAAATCACCGATTTGCAAAGCGACCTAAAGAAAAAGGATGATGAGTACATCGCCAAAGAAGCAGAGCGTGCATTCAATGATACTCTGTCCGGAGCGATTACTGCTGCGGGCGGTAAAAATGCGAAGGCCATCATGGCAATGCTCGATATTGATTCCCTCAAGGCATCCAAAGACCAGAGTGCTGACATTAAGACAGCCCTTGAAGCTATTCGGAAGTCTGATTCCTATATGTTCGGCTCAGAAGAGCCACACAAAAATGCGGTTGGGAGAACCGGAGGAGGGGAAAGCGGTAATTCCGCTGATTTCTCCACTATGAGAGCACTCATGGGACTCCCGGCAGAGAAAAATTAACCTAATCAACGGAGGAAAAAACAATGGCAAATGCAATTCAGTTAAGAAAGTTCTATTCCGAGGCGCTGGACGAGGTTTATAAGCTTGCGTCTTTAACAAGTGTCCTCGACGGAGACAACACTCTGGTAAAAGAGGGGGCAAATGCAAACGAGCTGCTCATTCCTAAGATGTCTATGGATGGACTTGCGAACTATGGAAGAAACAGCGGGTATGTAAACGGCTCCGTGACTTTCGAGTATGAGACTAAGAAAATCGGATATGACCGCGGAAGAATGTTCACCGTAGATGCTCTGGATGAGATGGAGGCTACACCTGTATTCTCTTCTTTATCTGCGGAGTTCGTTCGTACTAAGGTTGTTCCGGAGCTCGACGCATACCGCTTAGGTGCTTACGCTTCAAAGGCAGGAATCGGTTCTGCTACCGGAGCACTGGCAAACGGTAAGGCGGCGATTGATGCCGTTATGGCGGCAAAGAGTGCTATCAAGGACGCAGAAGCAAGCTTGGATACAGTTTACCTGTTCATTAAGTCCCCTCTTAAGGATTTAATTGACGGGCTCGATACTACTGCAAGCCGTGCGGCACTTGACGGATGGGCTGGCATCATCGAGGTGCCTTCTTCCCGCTTCTTCAAGACCGTTACCCTTAACAACGGTACTACAAGTGGACAGGAAGCCGGAGGATTCAAGGGAGCCGGAGCAATTAACTTCCTTGCGGTAGATAAGAGAGCGGTTATCCAGTTCCAGAAGCACACCGTAAACAAGATTATCACTCCTGATCAGAACCAGGATGCCGATGCTTGGAAGTTCGGCTATCGTACTGCAGGAATTGCAGAAGTAAGAGACAACAAGCTTCCCGGCATCTACGCACACACAGCACAGTAAGGAGAGCCTATGCAATACGCCGAGCATGCGTTCTACCGGAGCGAGTATCTCGGTGACCGTATAACGGACGAAAGTACCTTTAATCGGCTCGCCACAAGAGCCAGCGCAAAGCTGGATCACTACACTATGGGGAGAATCAGTCAGACGGATTGTGGAATTGCAGTCCGGCTGGCTGTTTGCTCTATGGCTGAGATTCTGTTCTGGGAAGAAAAGAGGAAAAATGCCCATGAAGGGCGGGAGATATCAAGCGAATCCAATGACGGGTACTCTGTATCTTTCGGAGGCTCCAGTGAGATGGATATGGCGGCGTTTTCAGAAAAAAGCCTATATCAGGCAGCATATGCGTATCTGTCCCAAACAGGCTTGATGGACTTTGGAGTGTAACAGTATGGCAGACATTACATTATTCAATGCGCGATATGACGCGAATACCAGAACTGAGGTATTTATTCCGACAGGGATTAAAGGGGCCTCTTACTATGAAAGCGAGGGTGTCAGTGCAAATGAAGGAGTTTGGACGAATCAAAGCATATATAAGTTACGGGTACCTTTAATCAGTTCAGAGATTGGGAAGGAGTATCTCCCGGAGAGAAAGTATCGCAAAGCAGAAAATGCGGACGGATATTGGACTATCCGGAAAGGAGACTTTATCCTTCTTGCTCTCTTAGATAACGAAAAGGAAAACTATACAGGCAAAGAAATTGCTAAGATTTCGGAAGAGCTGGGGCTTAAGCTGATTACTGTGACAGAATACGCTGATAATACAGTCCGTGGGAGCGATATCGTAAAGCATTGGAGGATAGGAGGCGCATAATGGGCTCAAAGAGAAATTTCTCGGATGTCAATACTCCGGCTTCGTTTGTTCAAGAAGGTAAAAATTTTAAATTTGGGCTCAAGTGGAATGAGCATTTTGGAAAGCAGAAACGCGCTGAGTTCGTAAAGGCGCAGGAAATAGTTGATAGCGAGTGCCTGAGATATATGGACAAGCTGACTCCTATGCGTACAGGAATGATGATTAAGAGTGCTACGCTTGGTACCGTAATAGGATCCGGAGAAATCATCTACCTTGCGCCGTACGCAAGGCGCCAGTATTACAACAATTCCGGAGGCTCCCCGGCGCATCCGCAGGCAAGGGGGATGTGGTTTGAGAGCATGAAGGCTTCTTACCGAGATTCAATATTAAAGGCTGCTGGAGGGGCGCTTAGAAAATGATAGATTCAATCATACAGGGGTTGACCGATTATTTCATGAAATGCCCCTTACTAAAAGACGGGGTATTCCGAGTAGATGCTCTTGGAAATGAAGCGGTGGAATACACGATAGAGACCGGAGTCGTATCTCCGGTTATTCAAGAATACCTTGACGGCTCAAGTATTCGTCAATACAAATTTAACTTCGGCTCCCGCGAGTATTACTCTCTGGACAGACTTGAGAATATCCAGAACAGTACATTTTATGAGAATCTCTGTAACTGGATAGAATCTCAAAGTAAAGCGGGGATTTTACCGGAAATGCCGGAGAAGTGCGAGGCGGAAAAACTAATAGTAGATGCACCGGGCTATATGTTCGACGCTACTATGACAACGGCAAGGTATCAGATTCAATTGACGCTACAGTATTTTAAGGAGGTATAAGATATGGCTAGTGCAGACAGAAAGGCATTAGTCCGTAATAAAATTGCGGATTATATCAAGGTTGGGGACAAGTTTGAACTTATGGGAACGGGATTCAAGAGTGTAAATGAAAGCCCTTCCGCACAGACTGATTCAACTACGTACATTAACGAGACTTCAAGCTCTACCGATATTATCGGATATGAGACTGAGTTCTCCTATGAAGCAGACCACATTCCTTCTCAGGTGGCTATTACCGCACTATGGAAGGATGGACGTGATCATCACACCGGAGGGGATGCACAGCACGAGTATATTCGTGTTGATTTGTATAATCCTATCGGTAACCCTACAGAAACAGCAGCGCTTTTCAAAGCCCGTAAATTCATCGTAGCAAACGAGGTTTCCGACTATGAGGGAGACGGAGGAGAGAAGGTATCTGTATCCGGTACCTTGCATGCTGTAGGGGACCCTATTCAGGGAAAGTTTGATACAGTAACAAAGACATTTACCGCCGGAGACTTCAAGGGAGCCTACGACGCATAATGAACTGATTACAGTATTCTGACCATACGGCAGAAGCTGGACAGAGGAGAGGCAATCTAACGAGGCGGATTGTTTCTCCTTTTTTCATGGCCTCGACCAAAGGAGAAAAAGAATATGGCAAAAATCGTGGTTTTAGGAAAGGAACTTGAGGGAGATTTTTTCGATGCTGACTTTATGGAGCGATATGAGACCGCAACACGAGATATGCATAACAAGGCGACAGATGCTCGCGATCGTAAGTATGAAAAGGTAGCGGATGCCTTCCGTGAGCAGTGTACAGTAGCGAGGGAATATTTCGATGCCGTGTTCGGCGAGGGAACCTCTTACGAGCTTTTTGGTGACAAATTAAACCTTAGGACTCATATAGAGGCCATTGCGGAGCTTACCGAATGCGCAGCAGGGTCAAGGAAGGAAATCAATGACCTTACTAATAAATATACCCAGCGATCTAAGGCGTTTAGCCCGGTCGTAACAAGCAAGAAGCATTGAATCTGATATTGGACGGTCTTCCGGAGGTAGTTGATGTTGCCGGTACCATGGTGAAAATCGAAACCTCTTTCCGCACGGGGATTATATTTGAAGAAATGCTCTCAGACTCGGAATTACCGGATGAAGATAAACTCCTAACAATGCTAGAGCTTTACTACCCCGGCATTATATTTGATGAGACGACAATCCGGGAGGCAATCGAAAGAATCTTTTGGTTTTATCGGTGCGGTGCTGAACCTAGACCAAACGCGGGAGCGAAAGGTGACGGGAAGGCTGTTTTTTCCTATGAACACGATGCTGATTACATATATGCCGGGTTTATGTCCGCGTATCGGATAGACTTGGCAAAAGAAACACTCCATTGGTGGCAGTTTCGGGCCCTTTTTCGCTCGTTACCGGAAGATACACAAATTATGAAGATTATAGGCTACAGGTCTATGAAAATCCCGTCCAAGCTCTCAAAAGAGCAGAAGGACCATTATAAGCGCATGAAGCGTATTTATGCACTTCCGGAGAGATACGAGAAGACAAAGGCTGAAAGTGACCTTACTGAGATCCTTATGAAAGGCGGAAATCCTTCCGCGCTACTGGATAACGAAGGAGACAGTAAGAAATGGCAGATGGAAGTTTAAATTTTGACACCAAGGTCGACTCCTCGGGGTTTTCTGGAGCTGTTGGCCAGCTCGGTGGAATAGCCGGGAAAGCATTTGCAGGAGTGACTGCTGCAGTTGGTGCCGGCACAGTCGCATTCGCTGCATTGACCAAAAGTGCCCTCGATAATGTTGCAAGCTATGAGCAGTTAGTTGGCGGAGTAGAGACGCTTTTTGGTGCCGGCGGTGCAACAATCGAAGAATACGCTGCAAGCATGGGAAAATCCGTGTCTGAAGTAGAAGGGCAGTTTTCTACCCTCGAAAAGGCTCAAACTACGGTGCTGGACAATGCGAATAATGCGTACCGGACAGCCGGCATGTCGGCAAACCAGTATATGGAGACTGTAACAAGCTTCGCGGCAGCTCTAAAGCAAAGTACCTCAGATGAAGTAGAAGCGGCGAATGTAGCTGACCAAGCAATCAGAGATATGTCTGATAATGCGAATAAGATGGGCACCTCAATGGAGAGCATCCAGAACGCTTATCAGGGCTTCGCAAAACAAAATTATACAATGCTGGACAACCTGAAGCTTGGCTATGGGGGCACAAAAAGCGAAATGGAGCGTCTTCTTGCAGACGCGGAGAAAATCCATCAGCAAACAACCGGAGAGATTACCCATTACGACATAAACAATCTTTCTGATGTTTATACGGCAATACATGAGGTACAAACAGAACTCGGAATCACCGGAACAACAGCAAAGGAAGCCTCTACAACTATAGAGGGCTCTATGAACGCCGCAAAAGCAGCGTGGGACAACTTTCTCACAGGTACGGGGGATGTAGACCAGCTTGCGGAATCTGTTGCGACACTGGCAAATAACGTCGTAAATAACCTATCAGAAATCATTCCAAGGCTTGCTGCGGGCTTACCGGCGCTTGTGTCAAAGCTCGGCGATATGATTCCCGGGCTGTTCAATCAGATACTACCGGCATTAATAAATGGGGCGGTAATCCTAATAAATGGTCTTGTGACGGTTCTTCCGGAACTGATTCAGGGACTCGTGCCTCCGCTTATTGCTGGCGCTGTATCTGTAATAGGGGCACTCGTTAGTGTTCTTCCCTCGCTTCTTTCTACACTTGGCTCAATAGGCCTCGACCTTATGAATACGATTGCAGAAGGGGCAAATTCATTTGACTATGCCGGATTTGCTGAAAGCATTGTAAAGGGCATATCAGGATTTATATCCGGAGGAGGGTTCGAGCAGTTTGCAGAATCGGCAGTAAACATACTTGAAGGACTTTCTCAAGGGATAAGTACCGCGCTTCCGGTGCTCATTCCAGAGATTGTAAAACTTGTTATTTATATCGGCAAAACGATCATTCAGCAGATTCCAACGCTCATTCAATGTGCTGGAAAACTGTTAGTAGGGCTTGCGCAAGGAATAGCACAATCATTACCGGTGATAGCTGCAGAAATACCCAACATTATAACTGCAATTATAAACGCCCTCGTTGAGGGAATACCGATGATAATCTCTTGTGCTGGAGATATACTGATAGCCCTTGCGGATGGGTTATTAACTGCTATTCCGGCTTTGATTGCGGCGATACCAAGTATTATCACGGCGATTTTCAACGGTCTTGTGACTGGTATACCGAAAATCATTACAGCAATAATTCAACTGATCCAAGCGATTATACAAAAGTTAGGTGAGCTCGCATCAGGGCTTTTTGCGTGGGCAGCCACAACAATGGGAGCGTGGATTCAGTCAATCGGCGAATGGTTTGCACAAATCCCCGGCACTATTTGGACACATCTTATAAGCGTTTTGACGACACTCGGAGAGTGGGGCATATCAGTTCTGGATTGGATTGCAACAAACGTTCCCGCATGGATTGAAAGTGTGGGTGAGTGGTTTGCTCAACTTCCTGAATCAATAGCTTATGCGCTAGGATTTGCAATTGGTTCAATCATAAAGTGGGGCGAAGATGTTGTGAAATGGATTTCGACAAATGTACCTACTTGGATTGAGAGCATAACGAAGTTCTTCTCCGAGCTTCCCGGTAAGATTTGGACTTGGCTTGTAAATACGGTGACGAAAATGGTAGAATGGGGCGTTAATATGAAAGACAACGCCTCTACTGCAATTCAGAGCATGATTGATGCAGTTATAAACTTCATGAAGCAGCTACCCGGAAAAGTTTGGACATGGTTAGTCGATACAGCAAACAAGCTGAACCAGTGGAGACAGGACCTTATAACTAAGGGTACTGAGGCAGCAACAGGACTATTTAATGCGGTTGTCGATGGAGTAAAAGGCTTACCGGATAAAATGCTCTCCATTGGAGAGGATATTGTTACAGGGATATGGAACGGAATCTCCTCTGGCTGGAGTTGGCTGACTGATCAGGTGAGTAGCCTTGCAGAATCACTTTTGGAGGGGGCAAAGGATGCTCTTGGAATTGCATCCCCGTCTAAAGCTTTCCGTGATGAGTTTGGACGCTGGATATTGCCCGGTGCAGAGATAGGTATAGAAAAGTCTATGCCAAAGGCCTTAAAAACCATGAGGACAAGTGCAAGAGCACTCCTAAATGAAATGAAAGGTACCGTATCAGCCTACAGTGGTGAGATTGCGCTATCTGCCGGAGCGTCAGAAAGCCGAAGGGCATTTTCTGCCGGGGGAACATCGGTATATTACGATAACCGAATTGAACAGACGAACAACTACCATGAAGCAGTTCCTGCTCCGTCGGTTGTGGCAAAAAATCAGCGTGAGGCGATTCGTAATATCGTCGGAGGTGTGAAATAATGGCAAATCAGATTAGAGCGGTTCTCTCGTGTAACGGGAGGACCCTTACTTTTGGTAAGGACAGTGATATTGACATCACGAAGATAACCGGGCTAGAGAGTTCGGATATCGAAATTAGTAAAAGCGATAATGCCCTTGTAGACGGTGAAACCGTAGACGGAATCAAGATAAAGGGCAGACCAATACATATTGAGGCTTCTTTTCGGGATTTGAAGAACAATAAAGAAAACAGGCAAAAGCTGATTAAGTTCTTCAATCCGAAGTACACTGGAAAAGCCCTAATCGAGTATATGGGTGTATCGAGGAACATAGAATATAGGCTCGAAGGCTGGACTTTTAAAGCAAAGGCTTCACTCGATGCAAGGCTGGCCGTTGTTGTGGATTTATACTGTCCGGATCCATACATGCTGAATATTGATAACTTCGGAAAAAACATGGCGGCATACACACCTCTCTTTGCCTTCCCTTGGCTGAAAACTGCGAAGAAGGTTTCCGGTCTGAAAAGACCGTATTCCGGATGCGCCATAGGGGGCTTTACTTTTGGCTATAGAACCTTACATAAAGAGGTTGCGCTATCAAATGATGGAGATGTTTCAACAGGTGTAATAATTAAATTTGTAGCTACAAGAGGAGAGGTAAGCAACCCTAAAATAATCAATGTGAGAACAGGGCAATTTATGAGAGTCAAGGTCGAAATGGCAAAAGGGGACGTGCTTGTTATTGATACCAACGAGCGCCATCAGGTGGTAGAGCTTAATGGTGTGAACTGCTACCAGCGCGTTGATAGAAAGTCGGAGCCTTTTCAGCTTGCTGTCGGTGAAAATTATCTCGGATATGAAGCAGATAAAAACTATGTCAATCTGGACGTAAACCTTTACTACACACCAAAATATTTGGGGGTATAACATGCAGATATATATTCTCGACAAGGATTTTCAGACAATCGGTGCGATAAAGGTGTTTAACTCCATGATATGGACTCGTAGATACTACGAACCCGGCGTTTTTGAACTTCATACCTCTGCGAGTTATTTTCCCCTGTTTAATTCAGGTAAATACCTTTGCAGAAACGATCGTACAGAACTCGGAGTTATCCGAGAGGTTAACTATGCGCAGACTGATAAGGGTGAGCGTTCTGCATACTGCAAGGGATATTTTGCAGAAAAACTACTGGACAATAGAGTTCTGCAGTACCCAGTAAATATATCCGGAACTCCAGAGGAAATATCCCTTGCGCTTGTGACTGGTTTTGCTATACATCCCACGAATACGGAGAGAGTAATTCCGCGATTAAGCCTTGGAATACGTAAGAATCTTGGTTCCAAACTTACTCTGCAGACTACAGGGGATAAGCTTGGAGAGAAGCTTTATGATATCGAGCGAACACAAGAACTGTCGCACCGGATTCTTTATGATTATGAAAAAAATACTCTGACATTTGAGTGTTGGAAAGGGCTTAATCGTACAGAAAACCAAGAGGATAATTCCCCGGCAATATTTTCAAATCGCTTCTACAATGTTAAATCTGCGATATATGGCAGAGATGAGAGTGCTCACGCAAACTTTGCATACGTAGCCGGAGAGGGCGAGGGAGTAGCAAGAACTATCGTAGAAGTTGATGTGCGCACAGATGCAGCAGAGGAACGCAGAGAGATATATGTAGATGCTAGGGATTTACAGAGTGAATATGAAGACGATACTGGTACAAAGCGAAAGTATTCTGCAGAGCAGTATAAATCGCTACTAACTCAGCGAGGTCTGGAAAAGCTGGCAGAGTTTTCAAAAATAGAGACCGTCAACTCTGATATAGATGCTGGGGCAAACCTCATCTATATGAAAGATTTTGATTTGGGCGACCTTTGTACCTATCAAAATATGGATGTTGGAATCGAATGCGACGAGCGGATAACGGCAATCCAGGAGGTGTATGAGAGCGCCAATATGACACTAAGCATAACATTTGGAACGGACGACGCGACTACAATAACAAAGATTATAAAAAGGGAGGCAAGCTAAATGTTAAGATTTGGTTATTTTGATTCGGAGATTACCGGAACAGATCCAGAAGGTATGCCGATATTTGACCGGGCGGAGACGTCCGATCTATTCCGTTTGCTGTTTGCAAATCTTGTGAGTAACGGGGTGCTCGCACAGCCCGGAGATTGCTTCCAAGTATTTGCATCAGAGGGGCTAACTATTAAGGTTCATCCCGGATTTGGAATCATACAAGGCGCTTTTGCGTATGACGAAACAGAAAGCACTTATACCTTGGGAAAAGCTCCCCAGCAATATGCAAGAATTGATAGGATTGTATTAAGAGCAAATTATAAGGATAGATGCTGCGAGATTATTGTTAAGGAAGGAACCCCTGCAGTAAAGCCGGTAGCGCCTGAACTCATAAAACCCGCACGAGGAGACTACTACGAGCTATCGCTCGCGACGATTTATGTACCGTCAAATGCAACGGTTATAACTCAGGCAGCAATAACAGATACACGAGGAGATAGCTCTGTATGTGGTTTTGTAACCCAGCTTATCGACCATCTCTCTACGGAGGACTTCTACACACAGCTAAATGGATTTTATCAAGACTTCGTAAAGAAAGCGGATAAAAATTACGACGAGCATATACAGCACATGGGTGGACTTGAGGATTCTTTTGAGGAGAATTTCAGAAGGTGGTTCGATTCTGTGAAACAAATTTTGTCAGAGACACCTGTCGGAAATCTAAAGGTGGAAATTGATAGGCTGAAAGGTGAAACAATCGTAACCATTCCGGCTAATGCGTGGAGCAGTTCTGCACCATATAGCCAGAAAGTATCTGTGCCAACAGTCAAGGCTACAGACTCAGTATCTATGGGAAAGGCGCACACCAAGACCTCCAGCCCAACGGATATAGAAACTTATGACGAGATGGCCGCTTTGATTACAAGCGCAGAAGTTACAGATGGGTATGTGACCTTTTACTGTGCAGCAGAGAAGCCTACAAAAGATTTCAAAGTAAAATTAAAGGGGGTGAGTAATTAATGAGTAATGTTTTTATCCCTCTCGGCGGCGCCGGGGGGAAGAATCGGGGAAACAGCTTTTATATATCTGATACAGCACCAACAGCAGAGATTTTAGGGAGAATCATTACCCCACTCCCTGCAGGAGTATACAAGAAATTTGTGACACCGGACGGACAGGTAGCTTTCCCGTCTGCTGACGGTGGGGATGCGGTTGTTTCCATGAGTAAGGAATTCCTAAAGAAGCAGGCCATAAAAACCTTTGGAATCGCCAGTATCACAAATTTTAGTTTGTCCATGTACGCTCATCGACAAGTCCGGCTTACATGGGCGAAACCGAGCGAGGGCTTGTTTAGTGGGATACATTTTGTCTTTAAGTACGGTAGCATGCCGACGAGTGAGACAGATGGTTTTATGGTGTATGACAGCGCCGACGTGCACTATGAAACGGCGAAACTGGAAGAACGAGAGCTGTTTGTAAGAGCCTACAGCTATGTCACGGTCACGGACGGTAGGTGGTACGACGAGGGAGAAGTGAGTGCTCGAATCACTGTAACTGGAATCAGCGGTTCGGTTACACTGTCGACAGGAGCAGGTGTTTGGACCGTGCCGGACAAGGTGAGTAAAATTCGTTACATTATCGTTGGACAAGGTGGGTGGGGAGAAGACAACGGCAATAACCAGTATGGAGCAGGCGGCGGCGGTGGTGGAGGATATTTCGAAACAGGATATCTAAATGTCACTCCCGGTCAAAATCTTAGCTATGTAGTTCCTGCTCCTCCAAAACGTGAAAATAACCAAAATTGGACTAAATACTATAAAGGAGGGTATATTCCCGAGTATGATACAATTTTTGCCGGAATAAGAGCTCAGCATGGTCGAATGGCTATACGGAGATACCCCGGATTTGATAATAGTTTTCTTCTTATTGGCGGCGATGGAGGTTCTGGTGGCGGAGGTGGAAATGGTGGAATTGGAGGGCGAAATGGTGCTGATGGTACTAGCGGTGGAGTAAATAATATATCGAGGAGAACTACTTCCACTGGAGTTGCCGGTAAGGGTTCTCACAAAAGCACCACAGGCTTTAATGGGGTTTTGTACAGCATCGGTGGAAATGGAGCAAGTCCTTATACTGGACTCAGTGGCCAACCCGGAACAAATGGTCTGGGCAATGGAGGTTCTGGAGGTGGTGGGAGCTCGGTCTATTGTTCTGGTGGAACAGGTGGTACCGGCTGTATCTACATTGCGTGGGGTTCGGCCATGAATGATGGCACTTAATCAAACACTTACTACATTCCTACGGAGGAAGTCTTTAAAAGGCTTCCTCTTTTTATATACATAAAAGAGAGGAGAAGAAATGAAACGAGATTTTACGCTAATCAAGCCCAACGAGAAGACGGGCGAACACGAGGTGATGACAATCACCCTTTTTGACACTCCCACAGAAGCTGACATGGCGGCGAGAGCGATTTATGGAGCGACCGCCTATGCAAAGGAATCGTCACAGTGGAATGTCCAGTTGCCGGCAATTGTAAAGGAAGGCTCTTTCTACAACTGCAAAATGAAAGAAATGCGTGGCGAGGATGGAAAGCTTTCTTTTGTCCGTATTGGCGATGCTCCTGCAGAGTACATCCCTACCGAAGCTGAGCAGATAGGGGAGCTGAAGAGGCGAAACGAGGAGTTAGAAGAAGTACTGGACCAACTCGTACTTAAGAGCTTAGGAGGTGAGTAAGTATGCTTGAGTATCTAAAAAGAATGGCCGGCAGAGGGAAGCTCAATAAACGAATCCTAGACAAAGCTGTGGCAGAGGGATGGATTTCCAAGGAGGAAGAAGCGGAAATCCTAAAAATTGCAGCAGAGGTAGCTGAGGAAGGAGCAGGGAATGAATAATGATAGATTTTAACGCATTTTTCAGCTTAGTGGATTTTGGGGTTATCATTCAATCGTTGGGGTGGATATTTCTCGGTATTATCACCTTTGTAGAAAAGTTCGGACCGAAGGATAAGAAACCTTGGACGGCACTCTTTACCTTTATCGGGAAAATACTTACTAAGGAATTTGCGGAATCACAAAATAAGCTGATTGAGAGGGTGGATTCTCTTAGTTTAGAGGTAAAAGAAGTGGCAAGGTCTGTAGATGAGACACGAGCGATTGCCGCAAGAGTAAGGATTCTTCGTTTCGGGGATGAATTACAAGAAGGAAGAATGCATAGCAAGGATACATTCGACCAAACCTTGCTCGACATTGATAATTATGAGCGGTATTGCAAAGAACATGCGGAGTTTAAAAACCATGTAACAGAGGCAACAAGTGCTTTTATCCAAGAGCAATATCAAGAGAGATTAAGAAAGCATGATTTTTCACGGTAGTAAAAATCTTTTACTAACCTGATAACCGTTTTTGCGATATAGTAAAATATTTCTTGACACACGTCCAAATAACACGTATTATATATTCTGTAAGGAGGATGACATGTCAAGAAATATACCTTACAGAGAAGTAGCTAAGACAATGAAAAAGAATGGGTGGGTTTTAGACCACACAACCGGCTCTCATGAAATCTATTACAAAGATGGGAAGATGTGTCCTGTCAAATGTGATAAGAAGGTAATGAAGAACGGAACATTGTCGAGTATCGAAAGGATAACGGGGCTGAAATTCTAGCCCCAGCTACTTATAAAAGGAGGCTGCGTATGCAGAGAATTTTTTATCCTTGTGAGATCTCGCAAGATGAAGAGGGGTATCAGGTACAGTTTACCGACTTTCCGGAAGGGTTCACTGATGGAGATAGTCTGGAAGAAGCAATTACAAATGCAAGAGATTTACTAGGGGCGTTACTGTTTTCCTATTTAAAGCATGGGAAAGACCTGCCTAGCGCCACGGTTCCGGAGGATTCTTCGAAGAATATTTATTTCATTGAAGCTTGGCCGGACTTAATTATGGATAAGGTCAGTAATCAAGCAGTGAAGAAGACACTAACTATTCCGAAATGGCTAAATGACATAGCGGAAGAGCGGAATGTGAATTTCTCCGCTGTGCTGCAAAGAGGTATAAAAGAATATTGCGGCTTATAGGAATCTCTCCTAAAGGTATCGAGATAGCGTAGGGTTTGTCCCCGCGCTATTTTTATATTTACAAATAAGAAAGTGAGGAAAACAAAATGGATTTTAGTAGTGGAAGTGTGGTGGCAATCACAGTAATTACATACCTTATTGGTATGGGGTGCAAAGCGTGGGAGAAGCTAGACAATAAGTTCATCCCGGTAATTTGCGGATTCGTAGGAGCAATCCTTGGGGTCGTAGCTATGCAGACCATGCCGGAGTTTCCGGCAAAGGATATCTTGAACGCCGTTGCGATTGGAATCGTAAGCGGTCTTGCTTCTACAGGGGCAAACCAAATCGGAAAACAGCTTTCCGGCAAATAATTATATTAGAGAAGCAAAACAGATGTTTGTATGAGCAAGCCTGTTTTCTAATGATTTATATATCATAAACATTTTATTTAAAGAAAGAGAGGATTTTATCATGAGAAAGAATGGACCATTTGAGCGTTACGAAGGCATTGATGAGGATGCAAAGAGACAGGATGTGCCAGTAAAGGACAATAAGGCAGATAACAGCCCTCATCCTGTAGGCTATGGCCGAGGTGTAGGAGAAGAGGACAAGGAACACGGACCGGGAGTGACACCGAATCCCGATAAGACCACAGGCCCGGGTGTCGGACTAACTGGTGCTACAGTAGACAATTCTCCAAGCCCTGTTCCGAGAAAGCGATAAGGACAACGGCATCCACTAGGGGCAGTACAGAAATGTATTGCCCTTTTTTTATTTGGAGAGTTGAGAAGAGTTGAGAAAAGTTGAGAAGCGTTGAGAAACTTTTTTAAAAAGTTTTCTCAAATCAGAATAGGAGGAAATACTATGAATCCATATCAGAGAGGACAAAGGGCGCTCTGCGGTGACTATTTCAAATTTACTCCCGATGGGGCAGGACGCTTTAAAAGAGCAGGACGCTGGCATAAGCAACCGCAGAAGGGGGATGTTATATTCTATTTCAGTGAAGCGCTAGGAAGAATCGGGCACACAGGAGTAGTAGACGAAGTGCCTTTGCCGGATTTAGCTGCAGTTGAAGGAAACACTTCAGGAGCAGACAAGGATAGAAACGGAGGAGAGTGCCGAAGAAAGATTTATCGGAATTTCAAGGTAGGGGATAGGTCTTGGCCTTGTGGCTTTGGTAGGCCTATCTTTGACGATGAGACTTGCTCTGTAGAGGAGTTTCTGGAAGTAGTTAGAGGGGAAATCGGATACGAGGAAAAGGCTACCCCGAAAAGCCTAGAGAACAAACACGCCAATCGAGGGAAAAACAACTACACCAAATACGGCGTTTGGTATAACCACGGAAAGGTTATCTCTGAGCCATGGTGTGGAGAGTTAGTAAGCTGGTGCTTCTATCAAGCTTGCAAACTCCATCAAGAAAGAAAAGCTTCCGCAGTGCAGCAGGAGCCACAGAAAGAGGGCTGGATTCAGCAGAATGCTAAATGGCTGTACTATAAGGATAACGCGCCTGTATGTGGCAAATTTGAGCATATTAACGGCCGCTGGTATGTGTTCGATAACAGCGGATTTATGATCAAAGGATGGTTCAAGTCAGAGGAAGGCTGGTATTATCTTGGAGAAGACGGAGGCATGCTTTCCGGACAGTGGCTTCAGGATAAAGGCAAGTGGTACTACTTGACCAAGTCCGGCTTGATGGCGACCAATGCAAAAGTCAGAAAAGCGAAAGGTGACGGCTATGATTTTGTAGGCGCAGATGGAGTGTACGATCCTGTGAAATCTATTCTAATAGGAAGAGACAATCGAGTTGAAATTGTCGACTAAGGATTTATAGGCATAATTTTTGTCACAAAATTAGTCACAAATCTTCGAAAACATACATATTTTGCTATTATTTGAGCGTGTTTCAAGGGGTTCAAATCCCATCATCTCCGCGATAAAAAAGACCTGAGTTTAAGCAAAAGTTGCGAAGAACTCGGGTCTTTTTTTGTTCCTCGAGAGGGGTAAAACTTTTAGTGATTTTATTTTGGTAATACTATTTTAGCGATACTATTTTAGCGATACTATTTTAGCAATACAATTTTTAGCAATACAATTTTAGCGATATCTCGTATTGTACGGGAATAGAATATATTCGTTATAAATAAATATTAAATTGTATATATATTTTTGAAAATATTGCCGATAATATAATGCGAGAGGTGGATTTGGGTCTCAAAGAGTAGGAAAGGAGGGGAGGCAAGATGAAAGTCAGGGAAGTGCAAAGAGAACTTGCGATTTTTCGTATAGTGGCAGTTTGCTTTTTTGCCTTCTGTTTTCTGTTAGGAAAATG